TCTGGTATCCTAGCTGTTAGATCGTCCCTGTCCAGCCAGTTAGCAACCGCAGTTTGCAGTTCTGTGTAATTGGAAATTGCCATTATCTACGAGATATAAAATAAACGCGATTATTCAGAATTCCGAAGTTTGTTTGCACTGATCCGGGTTGACCGGGATTGTATAGCCACATAGTTATACCCTCGTTGGAGTAGTCCTGAAGTATTTGTTATCAGGATCATTTAAATATTTTGCAAGCAGCTTAGGGTCTTTCTCTATAGCCCCGTTAGTATCTTTCAGCCATTGCTCCCAGATTGTTGTGGGTATGGAAGCAACCCTAGTACCATGCGCCTGTTTTCCGGGCGTAAGCTTATCCCCGTACTCTCGCTCTAATTTTTTATTGACTTCAAGAAGGGGATCAACATCCTGAGTCGTAACGATGCTATAAGTACCGTCTTTGTGATCTTCAAACGTAGTTGGCCTATAATGCTGGTTTTTCATAACGGGAGATCGCCCCGCTCACCTGACATCTTTTTAAATGCTTTCATTGCTTTCTCTGTAGAAGCCTTTACTGTATAGTCAGTTTTAGTTGGTTTAACATCTTTCTGGGGCTTTAATCCCTGCTTTAACGCTTTCTTTACGCTCATGCTTTACCTTTAAGTGAAAGGGAGCGACTCCTAAGAGCCGCCCCCAGCACATCTTACGCAGCTTTAACACCAATGACCGCACCTGAAGCCTGACCATTTTTACCACGTAGGCCATACTCAGCAATCATCATCTGCTTAACGGAGTCACCAGTTTTAGCTAGAGTCTCAGTCTGGAACGGACGTAAATAGTCAACAGACCAGAAATCATAATCTAGTACATATAGCTGGTTAGCTAAACAGAAGCGATTAGGTACAATCTTGAAAGTGCCAAAGTCTGTCACGATAACATCAACAGAGTTGATCGACGTTGCCGGTGAAGTCTTATCGTGGTTCGTCACGATATCAGCAACAGTCGAGCCAGCTAGTGAAGACATTTTGACTTTCAACGAAGAGTCGCACATGATTACATCAGGCGAACCGCCAGCCTTAAAAATCTGCTCGACACAATCATTGACATGATCCATCGTCAACACAACGTCAGCACCCGCAGGAGCCGCTACACTAGTACCAGTACCAGCGTTAGCAACAGGAGCCGCAGGACCAGCCGTTGCATCTATGATGTTGGAATCAGCCGCTACAGCGTCACCCATCCAAGTCATACAAGCACCAGTTGCTCTTGCTACACCAGCAGCGCCAGCAGCTTTCACTGTTTCACCCGTCAGCATGAATTCCATATCACGCTTAATTTCTTTTGCGCGTTTGGCTAGCTGATAGGCTTGCGAGGATTTACGACCCGCCCAATCTACTGCTTCAGCGGTGCCAGAAGTCTGGACTGCCTTTTCACTAATTTGGGTTTGGTTCGTCAACTTAACAGGCTCGACAACTGCTAACGATGTCGGATCGTCGCCTTCAAGTTTGCGGTTCGCCGCTGCCGCAGCAAGCTCGTCTTTCTGCCACTCAAATAGAGTGTTAGAAGCCGATCCTTTGCCACAACCGTTCATAAACGGAGTGTCCATTGGCGAAATGTTATAAATAATGTTACTTAGGTCTTCTCGGATTTGAACACCACCGAAAGTCAACCTAGTGCCGGGTGGTACTGCCATAATGCAATTCCTCCTATTTTAAAGTTCTACGAAATCCTCAAAGAGACTAACTGAGTCATCTACATGACCTGTCTCTTGAAGACGCTTCATTTGAGCTTTACGTTTTGCTTTGGATGAATCCGTCTTGGTTTTTCCCGTTCCAGACCTAACCACTTTTGGTTTATTTTTCAGCTTTTTAGATTTTAAATCTGCACTTTGCAGAGCATCATACTTGGCTGCTTTTAATAAGACCATTAAAGACCTATGATCGGATAAAGAGTTAAGCTCATCACTTGTAAAACCATTATTTTCCGCATACTGACGTATATCTGCGGTCATCTTCTTAGCTTTATCTGGATCGCCCCATTCTGGGACTTTCTCAATAAGAAGTTGTTTTTCAGCGACAACCTTTTCTTGAAACTCTTTTTGCACTTCAGCATTCTGATGTTCTTGCGCTTGAACATACTGAGCATGTTGCTGACGTAGTGCATCCTGAGCCTCTCTGTACTCTTCCCTACGGGTTACATAAGTTATCGGGTCATCCTCTTTCAAGGAGGCCCAATCAATACTCTCGTATTGCTGTAACCCACTAACGGTCTGTCTGCTTAACGCTTCCAAAGCACTCATGTATTGCTGGCGATTGGCCTGAGTCGCAGCTAACTCTTCGTTAATTCTGAGCCTTAAAGACTCAACCTCTCTGCGTTCTTCAGAAACCTCCTGCGTTTTTCTAGTATAATCCGATTGGCGGGAATAACCTTTTACAAGTTCGTCAAAGGTGACTTCATGCTCTACGCCATCAACGCGAACAGAATAAAGTTCTTCTTCGTCCTCGCTTCCCTCTTCGGACTCCTCAGATTCTTCGTCCTCTTCAGATTCTTCATCCTCAGATTCTTCTTCCTCTTCGGAAACTTCTTCCAATGATTCGTCTTGAGTTACCTCTGTAGACTCTTCCTCTTCTGAAGGCTGCGCTTCTTCTGTATTAGGCTGTTCCTCTTCGGAATCTAATAATCCAAGAATTGCATTATGGGCTGCTTCAATACTTTCCTCAGCAGCTATTGGGCCTTGCGGCACAGACGGGGCAGTTTGCGTGTCCGCCATTTTTACTTCTCCTTATATATGTGGGTGTTGCTTTTCAAGAACTTTAGCCATGTGTCCAGTTTCAACTATGGACGTTATATGTGCCTTAATTCTTTCAAGCAGTCTCGTCGCTAACCAGCATGACTCCCGCTGGCTTACATCGGCTGAGCCTGTCCTAGACCAACTCAGCAACAACTCTTTCTCTAATGTATCAAATGCTTCTACAAATAATTCATGTTCTAAGAGCCTTTTGGCCTCTTCCTCTCGGTTCATGTTGCTCCTATTGCTACGGCGCGATTTTGCTCACGCTCAAGTTGAAGTTCGGCCATTTTCAATTCTGCATCCACAGCGTCAGCAGCGGCTACTTGCTGAATCTTTTGTTGCTTAACTTGAATATCTGCTGCTTTTATCTCAAGCTCTTTTTTCTTTAACTGCATTTCCATAGCAGCCATTTGCTCACGTGGGTCTGAACCCGGAGGCTTAGGTGGAATTCTAGACGGGTCTGTAAGAAAATCATCGACATTCTGGAATCCCATATTTTTTACCATAGCTGCGCCTATGTTGTACATATTTTGCGCGTTTACTATAGGCAAGCCGCCCTTCATCGCTTCTCCAGCGAATTGCAGCATTGCAGACAAGTGAGCTAACTGCTGATCCTTATTGCCATTACCTAGCGCAACAGATACAGTACAGTCTGCTTTATCACTCCAAGAGTCAGGTCGAACAGGAACCCACTCATTACGAATCATTACTGTCCTTTCCTTGTCCTGATTCTTTAGCAGTAATTCGTATATTCTACGCATTAACTCTTTAACACCTGTTTCCGCAAAGTTTCTAGCAATCAATTCTACTCTGCTCTGCGCTGCTGTCATAACAGCATTAACAGCAGTTGCAGTAGTGTGCGATGTTAAAGCATTCTCATTCAACCCTTGAGACATTTTGGAAACACCAGCACGGGATTCCCGCACACCATCCAAATACTCAAGCATCTGAAATGAGTACGGCTCCAGTGATGGGGTCGCCAAAGGGGTGATAGCGTTGGGAGATTTTACGCGAACCACACCACCGGGCCGTTGCGTTAATAGATCATCTAGATTCGCTTGACCTTCAAGGACTGCATACCTACCAAAGTTCTGGTTGTACATATTGTCCATGAGGTTCCGCATTAATGTACTCTTCATTAACTGAAGGTCCATAACTAAATCAGAGACTGATAACCCAAAAAACTTATGCGGGATTTTTATTGGTGTAATGCTTACAAATGGTATCGAATCAACTTCTGAATTATCAAGCACCTTATCACCAACCGTGCAAACCTTCCTAAGCTCAGCTATTCCATCATTGTTGTAATCTGTTCTAAGAAAACTCTCATGGAGCCAATAAGTCCTCAAAGACTCATCATCAACAGCACCACCCCACTCATTACCCCAATACTTGGCTGACTTATCGAACTCATACCTAGACAGTCTCTCCATTGAGTATTCGTCTTCATCGAACCCGCCGCCAGATAAATCCTCTGGCTCAAGGTTCTCGTCTGGGTACATCTCTCTAAGATCGGATAGAGTTTTAGGAACTCTGTGGCAAACAAATCTAGCCTCTTGGATTGTTTTGGCCTCCCTAGATATAAGAAACTCATCCGGTGGAACATTCTCTACTTTAATTTTACCATTATAG